CGATATTTTCTTTATCAACCCCCCTAATTGATAAATGAAATTCATCGCCATCGCATACATGATATTCTCTTTCTATAAGACTGGTAATGATTATCATTTATGGCTCCTCTTATGACTGTTTAATCCTAATAAGGTCTTGCATTCCTTGCCGCATACGTCGCAGGTAAGGGCAGGGGTTGTGGGTGTCTGATTTAAAACCGTGACCGCTTTGTCTGTTACGTCGTTAACCTTATTTATTAGATCGACAAATTCTTCCATTTGGGGAATGGCAGGCGGCTCCAGATATTCAATTATTGACGCACCTTCGGGAACTTCTATTGGCGGTATTTCTGTTTTAAGCATCTCTTTTTGAGTATCCATTTCCAGAATACCAGCCTTTTGACCATCAGTAAGGACATCCTTAAACGCCTCACCCGCCTCTCTTGCGGGCATAATGACATTCAAAACGCCACCAACCACAAGCGGAGCTAAACACTCCGGACATGCCATTTCGCTTGCCGGTGTCGTTGCGGCGCACAACCAATCGTGATCATAGGGTAGTAGTGATTTAACCATGCTTCCATTGGGCAGAACATCCGGGATGAACTTTTCTGTTGTTTCAAATGATACCCGTCCGCATTGAACACATTTTATTTTCAAGCCTTTCATTTCTTCCTCCGATAATTTATTACTTTCTACACCCAAAACACTTCAAAACTAAGGTTTTGTTTCCCCAAAGATTGTATTAAAAACCCTGTTCTTCGCCAGCACTTCCGCTTCGGCGCCATCATCAAGGGAATCGATTTCATCCTTCATGGTGAAGACTTCACCTTTTGGTACCTTCCCGAACAGCGGTTCGCCGGGGACTGCGTTTCTTGATTTGTACATAAGCCAGCCACCGAGCATAACTCCAGCCATTAACAGTGCTGCTCCGAAACACATTAATGCGATAACTTCTCCTAAGCTAAACATTGTTTTCCTCCACTACTGCTACGTTAGATTGATGCTGATCCATCCATTCACACGATAATAACAGCGTATGGATTAGGCCTCCGACCGCTAAAACTGCGGGATCGTCTCGTTTATATAATCCCTGCAATCTGTTCATAAGAATTCTATTATTCCCAAATCCAAAACGTACACGTCCGGGCGTGATCACGCTACGCATGGAATGATTATAATTATCAAAGGCCATAACATCTTGAAAGTCTACCGGCGGCGCAATCATAATTTCCTTGCCTTTTATCGACTCGTTGAATCGCCCCAGCGTAGAAATAAATCTATCTGAGTCACCCCACCATGAGCTTAATAAATCGGGATGTAGGCCGTAACCGTATTTCTCGCGCATCTCCAGAATGTAATTTAATAAAGTAAAAACGTCTTTACTCTCGGCTTCTTCCATCAACAGAAATCCTGATTGTTCTACCGGCTTTGAATTTTTGAGAACGGCAACAACAGCAACATAACCGGGTCTACCGATATCCTTTTCGCTTACCTCTGTTGGGTATGCAATACAGCCATACAACCCATGGTATTGCTCGCCGCTTGTAATGTTTTCGTAATAGAAAGGTCGTTCCGTTAGAGGCTTGCCGGTGACCAGCGCGTTATCAATTCGCGCCTGGCGGAGTTCATAGGCTTGCGGATGAACCACTTGCTTAATAATGCAGTTGTCTATTGCTGTCATTGTGGGTACGCCTCGAATACGCAATCAGAGAAAAACCCTCCGCCGCCTGCGAATGTCATAGCCAGCGCATCAAGTTTATTTGGTGATCTTTTTAGAACTTCTTTCATATCGTCTTTTGACATTACGTGGATTTTGCCTGTGTCAGTATCGTAAATAGGAACGGCCAGCTCTTCCAGTAATTCTTCATCTGGAGGAAGCATAGACGATGAATCTGTCCGTAACCACTCTCGAACCTGCCAGTAAAGTTGATCTCGCTTTTGTTTAAAATCGCCCATGTCTGTTTTTAAAGTCGGCCTCTCTGCCACCTTAACGCCCAATGCCACGCACCCGCTTAACTGCATTTGGGGAGCGACGCTTGAACCAACGCCTGTAGCATCCACATTGGCTAACTCAATACGATCATGGGTTTGATACCAATCAACTGCTTTTGAGCCAGTTTCGATCATGTCCACGCCGCCCCATGAATCAAATTTTGTCAGATATCCACCATATCGGCCAACTGCGACATTTAGATCGTCTCCCATTTCAGCGCAATCCAAACCCATAATTCCAGCGCTGCCCATTGGCGGAACTTCTCCGTGATTTAAAACGTACATGTCGTAACGGGTTCTCGCCCTTGATATCCACTCGCTTGAAATTAATTGGTTAGTCCCTTGAGCCGGGTACTGTCCCAAAACCATGTACGAGAACGCTGGATTGATTATTTTACGCTTTCCGGCTGTAAGAGGATCATAAAATCCACCGCTTTGCCGTGGCGCCGTCGCTCCTATTAGAAAATCGGGAACGGTAAACAATGATTCGTTTTCTATTTTTTCATCCGGGTGCGCTGGTCGTGTCCATTCGTTTATTCTGCGAACTGTCGTATCTCTGGTAACTGCGCCGGGAATTAAATCCTTCCCTGTAACCACGTTAGGATGGCGCAGAGCTGACAAATGAACTATCTTAGCGGTATTGTCCCGTTGCATCCTAAAAACCGCGCCTGCCGCCTGCCGGGGGTTTAACATGATTAATAATCGAACGTGCCCTCCTGACATACAACTTTCGATTCCAGAGTAAACATCATCGGGGATGGCGTCGCCTTCGTCGAGAACGAACAGCATATGTTTTTGATGTTTGCCGCTGAACTTTGCTTCTCTCTCTTTTGATGTGCCTGAACTTGGAATTGAAACGCCTGTGATAAAATCCTCGGGGCCTCTCCGGATATCCAGTGACGTTACCGTGTGCGCCGCAAACATTTCGGGATGTTTGGCGACTACTGAACCGATTTCACCCCAAAGGATATTTTTCAAATTAGAGTATGGCGGAGCCGCAGCGGTAAATACTTTACAATCAGTATGGCATTGATAAAACCAGACCGCTGCCCTTCCCGCTCCATGGCTCTTGCCCGTTCCATTGCTCGAGACTGCTACCGTGACGATATTATCACGCACTGATTCCAGCATAGACACAACATCGTCGGTTAGCGTCTCTCCCAACTCGTTGCGGCAGAATCCCACTGGATCATCGGCATATTGCAAATAGGATTGTTTTGATTTTAGCGACGTGAGTACGCCCGGCTTCATTTGCGAGCGCAATTGATTAATAACTATATCTGAGATCTTGTCAATCTGTGACGATTGAAGCATATTACTCCGATAATTTAAAAAGTTTTTGTCTTACCGCAGCTTCTATTTCCGGCGGTAATGCCGCCAGTAATAATTCTACTGATTTTTCATCAAAACCGAATTCTTTCTTTTCAGTAAATAATTTCAGATGCTTCCCTAATCGTTCAAGGTTTGCGCCTTTGTCGGGCAGTTTGATATCGGTTAGAACAGATATACCGTCTTTTTCGTCGCCAATAATTTTACAAGTAGTTTTTATTCCAGCGATAACGGCGGCTTGATCGGGATCGAGTTCATTGATCGGCTTTAATCGCCCATCAGAATCATGGAAGACACGGGGGTCGTAAAAAGAAAGTTTTGCTAATTCAGCCAAAACCCTATCTCCCGATATTTCTAATCTCTTATTGCGTTCCACACGTAACTCCGCGATTCTACGCTTGATGTTAGGCTTTGCAAAAAACTTCGACGATTCTGTTCTTGCGGAATCATAGTTTGTTGATTTAAAAACGTGCATATACGCCCTGACTTGATTTTCCGCATAATCACAAATAAATTCACGGCATAGCCATTCTTCTTTATCGGTAAGCGGCTCATTGGCTTCCTTAATTGGCTTTGTGGAAATTTTCTTAGGTGGTGCCTTCGCCTTTTTCGTTTGTTTCTTAGTGGTTTTCTTGATCTTTTTCACTTTTTTCTTCTTTTCCACTTAAACACCCCTTCTAAAATCAGCCCTGTGCTGCTTTCTTAATTGTGTCCCTATGGTAACCTACTGTATTTTCAATACTAAGGTTTATTTTTACCTCAGGACAAATCTCATACGCTTTTTTAACCGTGGACCCTAAATCAAGATTTAATTTCTGGCATATCCAGGCCAATGAACTTTGATTCGGATAACTAAAAAACCATATTGCTTTTGCCCTGTCTGCTTGCCTATTTTTACCACTGGACCACTTTGGAAAGCTCTCTTGTTTAATCCTCAAATCGTCCAGTGCCGTCATGATCACAGCCGCCCATAGGTTTCTTATCGGATCACCTTCTAACTTGTCGTCAACCTGCATAATTCACCTTAAAATGGCACATCATCAAGAGGCATACCGTCAGCTTGTGATTCATCCTTCTTTCCGTCCAACATCTTCATATTGTTGGCGACAATTTCCGTTGTGTATTTTTTAACACCGTCTTTATCTTCCCAACTTCTCGTCTGTATTCTTCCCTCGATAAAAACAAGAGAACCCTTTTTTAAATAGTTTCCGCATATTTCTGCTAGTTTTGAGAATGTTACAATTTTATGCCACTCAGTTTTTTGAACCTTGTCGCCGTTTTTGTCTTTCCATTGTTCATCTGTAGCAATAGTAAAATTAGTTACCATTGCTCCATCTGGCGTGTAACGAACATCAGGGTCTTTTCCCAATCTGCCTATTAAAATTGCTTTATTTACCATTTTCCCTCCTGGCGGGGTGCCGCCCACTGCGTTAATCATACCACTGAGAGTCAGCAGTTTACGGGCTAACACCCCATAGGTTTTATTTCGTTTCCTCGGTTTCTTTGGCGAT